TTTTCTTCATAGGGTGTGGCGAACATCACCATCCCATTTTGCACCACCTTGGTGGTGTTGTACCACGCATTTAAGTCGTCGCCCGCTTCGTATTTCGAGCGGTAAATCTTGAGATAAAAACGTTTTTCTTGCTGGTCTAAAATGTCCGACAAGAATGTGTCGAATGCTGAATCTTGGTTGTAAAGGTTGAACGTACACGACGACCCAATGATTGGGGAAAACAACGCATCGGTTTCTCCATCGTGCGACAAGGTGAACCCGTTGCCGTCACAATACACGCGTGTTGAATCGCCCGTGTGGTCTGCATCCCATATTTCCAACAAATAGAAATCGCCACGTGACGTGCGAAATTCGGTGTAATATCTAACGTTTGCCATATTTTAAAAACCGCGTTGACGTGTTCTATTTCTTTGTGCGCGTTCGTTGGACAATAGGATGTATGTTCGGCATAAATCCGCCGACGCTTTGCATCGTTCCAAAGATGTCGGCAATCCCGCCGATTCCCGCCGCGCCCCCAAGGGCAAAACGTACGGCCACCGCAAGTGCGAATGCGGCAATTGCCGCCGCCGTGAATTGGATAATCATATCGCGCAACATTCGACCCATCGATTCTTTGAACTTGCCGAATCGTGTTTCGCCCTTTTCCAGTTCGCCGAATGCCTCACGCAACGATTGGGCAAACACATTTTTGATGGCGTTCCCCGCTTGGATGGCCAATGCCGTTGTGTTGACAAATCCTTGGCGCATCGTTTGGAACGTTGGCGCCAATTGTGGTTTGAGAATCTGAATCGGTTTTGCCGTTAACTCCATCAAAGATTCCGTCATGCGCTTTGTGGCGCCCGCGGCTTTGTCGGTTGATGCGGCAACAATATCCATTGACGTTGCCAACGCCTTGGTTTCTTCTTTGGTTTCCTCGGTTTGTTCTTCGAGCAATCCCAAATCACCTTTGATTTCGGTGACTACTTCACCAATGGATTTGAATGCGGGCACCGCGGCTTTCTCCATCTTTTCGAACGGCTCAATCATTATTGATTCCATTCCAAAGAATTCAGCCGCGCGGTTGAATGAGTTAATCAAAAGATTCACCGCTGGAATCACGGCGTTCACCATGCTTGCAATCGCATTTTTCGCCGTGGCGCTGAACGCCTTAAAATTGTAAGCGACGTAAATAACACCCGCGGACAATGCCGCAATCGCCGCAATGATTAGTGTGATTGGAGAGGTGGCAATTTGCACCGCTACACCGAACGCAGTCGTTGCCGCCGTCGTCAACCATGTGGCCGTCCTAACGGCAACCAATGCACGTTGGAATGAACCAAGGATGAACACCGCCGGACCTATCGCCGCCGCTATCCCCGCAATGATGACGATGGCCTTTTTTGCCCCGTCCGACATATTGTTCAACGCGCCCGCCGCTTTCGCTAAAAATTCCACCATTGGAACGATGGCAACCGCCACCAATTCCCCAACGGAAATCGCAAGGCCTTCCATCGCCGATTCCAAACGCTTCCCAGCGCCGAACGCCGTGTTGCCCATGATGTCGGCCATTTGTTGTGCTGCACCACCTGAATGTTCCAATTCCGTGGTCAATGGCTTGATTTTGTCAACACCTTCAGCCAATACCAACAACGCCGATTGTGCGTGTCGTCCGACCTCATCTTTCGCGTCGGCAAGGTTCAACCCTTGCGCCGCCAAATCTTTTAATGCTTCGGCCGTTGGTTTACCTGACGCGCCGATTTCGGAAATAATACGACGCAACGCCGTTCCCGCTTGGCTTCCTTTGATGCCCGCGTTGGACATAATTTGCAACATCGCCGACGTTTCTTCGATGGACATTCCCGCGCTTTTCGCTACGGGTGCCACGAACTTCATCGATTCTGCGAACGTTTCCATATCAAGGGCGGATGAACTAAACGATGCCGCCATGACATCCGTCACACGTCCCGTTTCACTCGCGTCCAATCCAAACGCACGCAATGTGGAACCCGCCACTTCTGCCGCACGTGCCAAATCACTGCCCGATGCTTGCGCCAACGCCAATGTTGATTCCGTGACCTTGGTGATTTCCGTGGCCGTGAAACCAAGTTTTGCGAACTCCGTTTGTAGGCTGGCCACCTCACGGGCACTGAACATCGTCGATGCGCCCAATTCTTTGGCGTTATCTGATAAGGCTTTGAATTCTTCAGCGGTGGCACCTGACACGGCTTGCACCTTTGACATTTCTTGTTCGAAAGACTTGAACACATTGAACGAAACCGCACCCAATGCAACGATTGGCGCGGTCACTTTCATCGACATATTCTTGCCGAATTGTTGCATCTTGCGCCCCGACTTATCCATTGCGCGCGCGGCCTTGTTCAGACCTTTGCGGAATGGCGCGATGTTCGCCGTCAATCTAAAATTTAAACTACTAAGACTTGCCATTGGCTTTTGCGCGTTCGTTCCAACCCTCAACCAAGTTGCTCCACTCGCGTGGCAATAGGTCGTAAAACTGGGACGGCATCAAACCAATTTGACCGAACGCAAACGCCTCCAATGTGTCCCATGTGGAAACGCTTTTTTCTTGTTGTCCTTCCGTTCGGTCAACTACTTTTTTTCGCCGTTGCTGAATTGTTCTTCGAACACTGCAAACGCCTTTTCAATCAACGTTTCGTCCTCATCAATCCAATCCGCAACATCGGCCACATCATATCGGAACGGCGATTTTTCTTTTCTCGCCCCATCTTTAAAACCGCAATACATCAATGTGATTGCTTGGTCTAAGGTCATATCATCACCCAACGATTCCAATTGTGACAAGGTGGTCCCGGTCATTCTTGAGAATTCGCGCAATGCGTTGAATCCAAATCGGATGGCGTGTTTTCTTTCGCCGATTTCAATAATTTGTGTCATTTCGTTTTGTTTTGTTGTTGTTGTAATAAAGGGACGACCGATGGCCGTCCCCTAAATGATTAAGCTACCGACGCTTGTGTCAATGTGCCCGTTCCCGTGAATGAGAATGAGTATGTCACGTTTTCTTCAACGCCCGCTTCTTGCTCGTAAGAAACCAAATACGCATCACCAGTGTAGTCGATTTCACCGCTTGTCGCTGAACCGAATTTCACTTTGACAAGTGTGCGGTTTGACAATAGTGTGAAAAGGTCATCCGGTGTGTCGTAGTCGCCCGAAATTGAGTAGGTCACAAGGCCGTCGCCACTCAATGACCAGTTCTTTAAACCTTCCAAATTTTCTTGCCATCCGGCAGAATCTTTTGTGGTTGTGTCGCGTGTTTCCATTGAAACACTCAATGATGCAGATGTAGCACGACCGATGATGTCGTAGCTTGTTCCGCTATCCTCTGAAATTTGAATTACAACGTCAGTTGAATTCATGATGCTTGTTGATGCCATCGTTTACTTTTTTACTTTATAAATTTACAAAATCAATCGCGTGACACTCTGAATTTCAAATCACATTGTGACCCGAACGTTCTTTCGTCATCGCTAAACAAATCGCGTTGTCCCTCGAACATACACGATTGTACTTTCACGCCTTGAATCGTTTCGTCCATTCTTACGAATGCACTTCGAACATATTCGATGCCGTTTTGGGTGTCCGAATACTTTGACGAAATCAAAGTGATGCGGACGTCAATGTCGTCAATATGCGAATCGCTTTCTTTCGACATACTTGTGGAAATGTTCACCACCTCGTAAATCGCGAACGGCGTCGCTTTTGTTTGTGCGCCGATGACTGGAAACACTCGCCCACCAAATAGCGTGTTCAAATCTGAATCGCTGGTGAACTTTGATTTGATAACCTTTCCAATCATACTCGCGCCTCTTTTACTTTCTTATTCAAAAATGAACGCATCAATCGTTTGAATTCGTGACCAACCCCGGCGGAATTTTTTGTCCTTGCACGTCTCGCAAAACCTTTGTTTGCGCCGTTGTATTTTCCGTCCGCTAAATAGCCATATTCCAAAAAGTGCGCAAACCAACCGCCCTTTTCAGGGTCTGAAAAACTACGCTTCACCCTTGGACCAACTTGCAACGATGCGAATGTCTGCCCACGATTCACGCGTGTGGTAATTATACCAATCGATTTGGCCAATTGCCCTTTGGTGATTTCAGCATAAATGCCCCCCTTGCGGTAAACCTTGAACACGCTTCGTGATATTTTTTTACCATTCTTTGTGGTGCTTGTCGTTGGCAAACTTTTGATTTCGCTACGATACCCCTTCACCATCGGTTTCAATGCCTTACGTGCAATGCGACGAATCTGCGCACCACCGCCACCCGGTGACGATTTGGTTGCCTTCATTCTTTGAAACGTGTTGAATCCCATTAGTCCGCAAATCTTGTCACAATCTTTTGAAACGCCTTTCTTGAATCTGCATTCAATATCGCTTCAATCTTGTGTGTTTGTCCTTCGTAAACAATGCGCATTTGCTCATTGATGTCGCTACGATAACGGATAAAAAATTCAACTTTTCGTGTGGCCACCAATTGGTTGCCGTCCTCACCTTCCGAACCGCTCTTTTCTTCAACCTTTGCCCATACGTTGGCCAAGGTTGTAAACGACTGAATCACTTCACCAAAATCATCGGTTGATGTGGTAAAGGATTGAATCGTGATTCGGCGGTCTAATTGTCCAGCGTGGTCAATCATTAGAATGTGAAAATGCGGTAAGGGTTCCACAAATATTCGGACGCCGTTGGCAACTGCTTCACGCGGTCGTTGCGCTGGTCGTACAAATCAGAGATGACCAACATCATCCCTTGAATCAATGGTTTCGGAATCGATGCGACATCCGTCCCCACTACATAGCGCACAATCACTTGGTTGACTACACCAGCCGCGGCAAACCAACCCGATACGGATTGAATTCGTCCCGGTTCGGAAATCAAGTCGGTGACATACGCATCCGTCGAAATCGTTTCTTCTGA